GAACTGGATAAAAAATTTGAATGGAACAATAATTTCCAGCGGCATCTGTGTATCTACCAATTTGACCAGTTGTGGTTACTGTTCCAATAGCAGTTCCAGGCTCATAGCTTGTTGTGAAATACCGCTGACAAAGCTGCAACTCATAAGGCCGGTAATCAAACGCTGTAGCTGTGCTGCCTTTTTCAAGCTGTACTCCAGTGATGTAGAAGGTTGCTCCGTTTGTGCCTACTACTGAGACTGCGCCTGTGGCGGCATAGTAAGCCGCACCAGCCCACGCGCCAGCAGTTCCTGACCTTGAAGAACCAGCACCAACGCTAAACCCTACATCTACTCCACCGCTGTTGTTTGTGCTCCAAGTTCCACTTGTATCTCCTGCAATAGTGACGGTTTCATATTCCCAAGTATTGGCGGCGCTAATAGTGTAGGTAAACGGGTAACTTCTATTGCCAGCGTAATTACGAAGCGTACCGCTAAATGTTCCTGTCAAACTTGAGCGCACCCAAAACGACAGAGTAACTGTCTGAGCACTTGCCGTGCCCCACCCTAAGTCGGCGATATTAAAACCTTCTACCGATTGTTGTACATAGAAAAAATCAGTAGAAGTAACCGAATAAGCAGAAGACGAAGTTATGCCAAGATAGTTTGTAAACCCCGTAGGCGGCGTAACTGCGGCAGCATTTTGCTGAATTGTTAATTTAGAAGTCTGTCCAACGCCGGTATACCAACGATCTAATGTGTATTGCCCGTTTGTAGGCGTCACACTCGCCCCAGCATTCCGCTGGTCAATCACCATCGCGCCGTTGATGATGCGGTTCTTGAAGCCGTTATAGCCCACTGATGTGCCTGTGCCACCGTAAGCCTCTGCAACAACGCCAGAAGATATTGCGCTACCACTGATGCCCGTAGTAGATGCCGTGGACAGCACAGTGCCAGTAGCATCGGGCAGCGTCAGCGTCCTGTTTGTGTTTGTGACAGGGGCTAACAGGGTGACCGTACCAGTGCCGGTAGCGCCCCCTTGAACGGCTAATAAACTCATGCTGCTGCTCCTTCAAGTGCGGTGATGCGGGTTGTCAGGCTCGTGATGATTTTGTTCATATGTGCTTTCATCAGCAAGCCATCAAGACACAAGGCACACAGAATGAACCATCTGCGTAAGTGCAAGTGACATGGGTTGAAGTTACCTTGGCAACAGTCTTGGATCGCACGATGTCATCGCCTTGTGGCTTGGCAGTGCCGTCACCAGCAGACATAAGCAGATCACCACGGGCAACAGTCACGCCCTGTGCAATGCGGATAATCATGTCGCCCGTCATCGCCATGTTGATTTCGTCAACATTGTGATCTTCATCATGTGACCAGTTGACAAACACGCCAGCAACATTGGCATCGCCTTCAACATCAGACACCTTGACCTTGTTTAGCTGCTCGTTGTCAACAGGGTTGCCATCAACGTCTGTGTAGATATTCATCTCATCAAGGTTGGACAGCACAGTGCCTTTGAACAACTCAGGCTTAGTGAGCATTTGCGCCCAACGAGATAAGTGACCGCCATTGTAGGAAACAGTTGTTCCAGATACAGAAATGTTGCCTTCTTCAGTTGTAGCCTGATAGAAACGAATTAAATTGCCATCGCTTGCTAATCTGTTAAGTAATATAACCTCATCGTTATTAACAGTAAAAACACCTTTACCTGTGGCCCCTATGTAAGAACCAGCATCTGCAAAAACAGCCGCTGTTTTCCCCACCAGCAAGTTACCGCTGGAGTCGATACGGGCGCGTTCTACAAGACCAGTGCCGCCGCTTACCTGTGTGTGGAAACGCAAAGCACCAGCGGCATTGCCAGCAGTTGCGTTTTCTTTATATCCATCAATGCCAGCAAAAACTTCCAAAGACGATTGCGCAGTCTTGTATCCGCTAAAGCTAATTCCACCGCCAACTCCTGTTGCTTGAGAAGTTAAATCAAAGGTTTGGATATGCCAAACACCTGTTGCAGATTTTGCGTTGGCTTGAGAAACATCAAGTCTCGTTGTCGGCGAACTCGTCCCAATCCCCACATTGCCAGAGCTATTAATCCGCATCGCCTCCGCACCACCCTCAGCAAAAGCAATGGTGTCAGCCGCAGGGAAGAAGATGCCTGTGTTGGCATCAGTGCCACGAATAGCAGGGGCGGCTGCTGTGCCGTCTACATCCGAAAGGCCGTTTGTGCCGTCTAAAATTAAGCTCATAAAACCACCCATCTTGAACCCGAAGGTACTGTTACTGTTACCCCACCTGACACGCTCATTGGCCCTGCGCTCATTGCGCTGCTGCCGCTTGGAATGCTGTAACTTGCTGCCACGGTGTTTGAATTAACTACTAAGCCGTTGGAGGCCACTAATTGAGAGGCTTGCAGCTCGCCTGTGCTTGGCTTGTACAAATACTTAGCATTGCTGGTGTAGACGGTTGTTGGAACACCGCTAGTGGCTGCTGCAAATAAAGGATAGAGGTTGCTGGCTGTGGCTGTGTCGTTGCTGATTGTTGCACCAGAAACCACTGCTGCCCACGAAGCTGTTGTGCCGTCAGTGGTGAGGTATTCCCCTGCGTTGCCCGTCTGTGAAGGCAAGGCATCTACCGCTGCCCAGCTAGTTGCTGTTCCGTTAGTTGTTAAAAACTTACCGGACTGCCCTGTTTGAGAGGGTGTGTAGGAAGCTGCTAGTGTAGCGCTATTTGCTGCGTTTGTAGCACTAGTGGCTGCATTGCTTGCAGATGTGCTAGCATTGCTGGCCTGTGTAGAGGCTGTGGAAGCACTGCCAGATGCCGCAGAAGCGCTTGTAGCCGCCCCAGAAGCACTGGTAGCGGCGTTGGTGGCACTTGTGGACGCACCAGAGGCGCTGGTGGCTGCGTTGGTTGCAGATGTGCTAGCGTTGCTTGCTTGAGTGGTAGCTGTAGAAGCAGAAGCCGCTGCGTTAGTTGCTGATGTGCTGGCGTTGCTTGCCTGCGTGGTTGCTGTGCTGGCTGAGGCAGCAGCGTTGGTTGCAGATGTGGAAGCACCAGAGGCGCTGGTGGAGGCGTTAGAGGCGCTGGTAGAAGCAGCCGAGGCGCTAGAGGAAGCGGCTGAGGCACTGGCAGCAGCGGCTGTGGCGCTGGTGGACGCATTAGAAGCACTGGTGGAAGCTCCAGAGGCGCTAGAAGAAGCAGTAGAAGCGCTGGAGGATGCGGCAGCGGCACTGGCAGCGGCGGCTACAGCGGAAGCCTCTGCCTCATTAGAAATAAGGGTTAAGGCATTAATTTCAGAATCGGAATCAGCGTTACCGCCCCCTCCTGCTCCTCTAAAGATTGTCATAAATTTCCTTAACTTAACGAAGAGGTGCTGTTAGCGGGGTTTAGATCAAAGGAATTAACAGAGCTCATGGTTGAGCCAGTTTCAGTTGTAATTCTAATTTCATCGCCATCTTCTAGAATTACATAGGCGTTTCCATCAAACTTTAGAAACTCTCTAGCTGTTATTTGGTAGGCATCAATAATTGTAATTTCTAAGTTTTTGCTTTTGTCATACCACCAAACACTCACTGTTTTGTTTGTTCCAGTGTGATTAGTAACATAGAGCAAATCCCACTGAGCAGAGTAGTTAGAAGGGACAGTGTAGACAGTGGTTTTCGTATTGGCTGTTAAAACATTGCCAACAGAAACTCGTCTCATTTCTCATCCTTGGTTGCTTTCTTAGGAGGAGCCTTCTCTTCTACAGGCGCTTCTACAACTTCCTTGTATTCGCTATGCTTACGCATTGTAGCAATTGTTTCTTCTTCTGTCCACTCATATACACAGCCTGTGTGAATGCATTTAAATTTAGCCATAATATTTCCTTTTTGTAAAGAGCCTTGCCCGTTATAAAAAGGAAGCTCCCGTAGGAGCCCCCTTTAACCAGTTTAAGCCGGAACGATCAGCGCAACAGCAGAGCCGTCACGCAGTTCTTTAACGCCGTACAGGGTGTCAGCAGTGAACAGAGTACCGAGGTATTCTTGTTTGTACTGAGTCTGTGAACGCACACCCATCTGCTCAACAAACACTGCGAAGTCTTTATGACCTAACAGGCAAGCCTTAGCAGCAGTGGAGCCAGTAGTGGATTCAGCATTGCTAGTCACGAAAACTGGCACACCATACACATTACCGATTTCACCATTACGGATGGTATTGC